TTGGCCGCGCCATCCAGCGCAACCTTCAACTGCTGGAGCGCCGTGAAGGTGTCGGAGGCCGTGATGCCATAGCCCCGCATCTCTTCGTGATTGTTTGAAAGCGCGTTCTGGAAAAACCGCATTGAGATGCCGAGTTGGTTCTGCTCCAACCCGGCCTGCTCCAGCCCCCGGCGGAAGATCTGCAACTGCTCGTTGTTGAGCCCGGTGACGTACTTCAAGCGGTCCAACTGCTCGACCTCTTCCGCAAACGCGATGGACGAGCCGATGGTGAACTGGCGCACAGCCTGGAACGCCTGCTGCATCCCGAACGTGACGCCCGTGACGGCGGCAATGCCCTTGACGAGCTGGGACATGGAGATGGTGGTCTTGTCAATCGCTGCCGAGGCGTTGTCCTTCGCGTTGATCTGGATTTCAATCGCGTTCGCCACGTCAGCCCCCGCCCATCACCAGTTGCCTGAACAGCAGCGCCTTCACCTGGGCAACCCCGAAGTCTTCCACATCTTCCAGTTGTGCCATGTCGGACCTTGCCTCGGTCAGCCTGTACTTCTGCGCCGCGCGCGTGAACTCAACCGCGTAACTCAACTGGTCCAACGTGTATCGCTCAAGCAACTCGTGCGGTAGGCACCCGGCCATCTTGCACAACTCGACCACTTCTAGGGCCACAAGGCACATGGCCCCCGCGTGCTTGTCGCTACCCCGTAGCGCCGCCAGAAAAGGTGTCGCCGTCCTTCGGCTTCGCTCCCTTCCAGCCCGACACGTCGAGAACCTGCGCGACCACGAAGCCCTGGTTTTCCATCAGTAGGTCAGGCCAATACGCCTTGCCCTCCTCGCGCTCACCGAAGGAGAACGCGGGTTCCACAATGCCCAACTCGGCCAGCCGCGCCTCAGGCCTGGCCGATGCCTTGACAGTCTCCTTTACCTCTTCCCACTTGCGCTCCGTCGCAGGCACCGCACCACCCACGCCGGGGATACCCTCCAGCGCCTCGATGATCGCCAGCTTTGGCACCGCGCCCACGCGCAGGACGATCTCCACCCCGTTCTGCGGCTCGGGCAGCTTGATGAGCCGCGTGACGCGGGCCACCTCGCCCGGCGTGCTTACCTTCAGATCCTCGGACATGCTGCCCTCCCTCTCGTGGATCAGCTTCGGCTAGCTGATGGTGGCTTCGGCGTTGACGATGACGACTGCCAGGCCGCTCACGCTCACCGAATCGTGGATCGGCTCCAGCGTGAACTCCTGCGTGTAGATGCCCCAGCGGTCGATGGGGCGCCCCACGGGCGTGACGATATATCCCTTGTTGATCTGAAACTGAAGCTGCTTCGTGCCGCTGGTGAAGTTGAGCAACGCCGTACCCTGCGTGTGCGCCAGGTACTCATCGATGGCCGTCTTGGACGTAAACTCCATCGTCCATTTAACCGTCTGCTCGGCGTAGTCGTCCGTCAGCGGCTCATCGATGGTCGCGGCGCCGTAGAAGCGTTCGACCAGCTTGTTGTCGAGCGTGATCTCCCACGACTTCAGCCTCTCCGTTCCCGCCGCATCCGCCGTGCCCACGTCCACCGTGCCCGTAGTCACATGCCCAGCCATGACCGGGAGCGGCGAGTTGGGCGAGAGGCCAGCCGTGGGCGTCACGTTGTTGCTGTACGTCTTGCCGATCCACTCCGTGACGAGCCTGCACGGCGGCGTCTCAAGGCCCGGCGTGCCCGAGAAGCGCAGGCGGTTGAGCTTCGCGCCAACGATCTGGTCACACTTGCCCGAGGGAATGTTCGTGATCGCTTCGAGCGTGTAGCTGTTGATGAGTTCGCGCAGGATGAACGTGCGCGTGTAGGTGCCAGAGCCCGTTACGGTGCCGCCGTCCGCGCCGAACGTGGCCGTGCCGAAGGCGGCGTCCCACAGGTGGAGCTGGCCCTCGAACTCGGCCTCAAGCTCGAACGAGCAGCGCGCGAGTGACGGCCCCGCGTAGATCGCCGGGCGCGTGCGCTGGTCGGTCAGTACGTCCGAGCGCACCTTGCCAGCGATGGGTCCGAACTCGGGCGTGGCGAGCACGTTGAAGCGCCGCGTGGCGGCAACGTCCGTACCCCACACCGCCTCGCGTCCGATCTGCACATAATGGTCGTGACCCTTACCAGGCATCCCCCACCCCTCCCCACGCCGCTAGGGCGTATCCGCTACCCAGGGCCACAAGACCACGAACTCAAGTGTTGCCTGAGCCAGTCCGTTCTCACCCAACGTCACAGCGGGCTCGTAGCCGCCCACGATGTGCATCTGCAATGCGGGCACCACCCGCGTATCCGTTGCATCCTTCAGTTCCCAGTTCGTCTCCAGCGCCGAGATCACATCCGCCACCACCCGGTGCAACTCGCGCGCGGGGTCGTCCAGTTCGCCCTCACCCCACATGCAGGTACACAGGATCTCGATGCTCGCCTTCCCATCGTGCTGGTAGCCCGTCTGCGGCTCGTTCGGCCCCCACTCTTTGCAGCCCACGAAGATGGAGGGCATCGGCTCGGCCATCGGGTTGCGCGACCACCGCTTCACCGTCTTCGGCTGCGTGAGCCAGTACAACGGGTCGCCGTTGATGAGCGAGAGCGTGCGCACGATCTCATCGAGGATCAGGTTGATGCGCGCGTCGGCCCTCATCGGTTGGCCTGCGCCACGACGATGGACACCTGGGAACGCAGTGCCTCGACCACGGGAGCCTGCTGCTCGCGCCGCACGCGCGCGAAGATCTTACGCGGACGCAGCGTGATGGACTTGACGAGCATGTAGAGCAGCACCAGCGGCCCGGCGTTGTTACGCATCGCCGCCCACAGGTTCCCCGCCTTGCTCGTGAACAGGAACGCGCCGGGGATGTTGCGAATGGATCGCCCCGCGTTCCTGTCCACGCCCGCAGGCGTCTTCGCCGCTGCGGTGGGGATGCGGTGGTAGCCCGCCGGGCTCGTGCCCTGGAGCGTAGCGCCATCCTCGTGGTCCTTGAGGTGCTTCTCCTTCGAGCCCACGACGCCCACATAGGTATCGCCCGAGCGGAACTGCGCGCCCGTCACGCTCGCGCGCGTGCGACCGGTGCGCACCGCCAGGCCATCGTCCCCGGCGCCCTGCTTGCCCCAGAAGGCGTCCATCTCGCCCTTCTTGGTCATCTCCATCTTGAGCGCCCGCTCGACAATCGCCACGCCCATGCGCACGCCACGCGCCGTTGCCGGGCCAGTGCCCGCACGCGCGCCGCGCAGGTTCTTCGTCACCTTGTCCACGCCCGTCACCGTGACACCGATCATGGCGTGCGCCTCCAGTACGGCAGCAGCCCCGCCTCGATGTCGGCGGGCATCTTCTCCGAGCCCGTGTAACTCATCGCGCCCACCGTGACCGTGCTCGCGCGCCCGCGCATCTGCTGGTCATCCATGAAGTACACCTCGGCGCAGCGCAACTGGACGGCCGACAGCGCCTCCCAATCGCTCGGGTGCCCGAGGGCAGTGGCGCTTGGCTGCTCGTAACCGGCCCGGCACTCGAACTCGTACCGCCCGTCCGAGAAGGCTCCAAGCCCGTTGAGTAGCCGCACCATGCCCGACGACTCCTCGTACCGCACATAGGTCAGCGGTAGCGAGGTGCGCACGTTGTCGTTGCCGACGAAGTACAGGGCGAACAGGTTGGCCGCGAGCAACGGCGACTCGGGCGCGTACAGCACGCCATCGTTGTCCTCTTCAACGTCGAGGTGCAGCGGCGCCGAGCCGAAGGTCAACGTGGTGGCGTCCGCGATGATCGCCACCGTCTTCTTCGACGGCACGAATGCCGTACCGCTCGTGATCGAGAGCACCGTGGTGCCCACGTCGAGCCCGGCGCCAAGCACGTCATCCCCCGCACGCAACGCCGCCGTGCTTGCCACACTGATGGACACCGCATCCGCCGCCGTGCTGCCCGAGGTCGTGGTCGTCACCTGGGTGCGGTAGTTGCGCGCCCTGAGTTTGCGCGTGGTGCGCGCCTCCATCCAGCCGATGGCCCGGTTGCACGCGCGCGTGAGCCGCGCCTCGATGTCGCTCTCGGCGCCACCAAGATGACGGTTCAGGTGCTCGCGCAACCGCTGCTCATCGATGAACGAGGCTGCCAGCAGGGCGTTCGCCATTTACTTCTTGTCCTTCTCCGGCTTCGTGGGCTTGGGCTTCTCTTCCACGACCGCCTCGAACTTGCCGGGGCAATCGTCGGAGAGCAGGTACGCGCCCGCGCGGTCGTCCACGAGCACCACCTCGCCGGGGCCGACGATCAGGTTGCCAGGCCCAACGTAGTTTCCTGTGCCGATGTTGCGGACCTTCACGATGTACCCCTTCCCTCTGGAGTGTCCGGCCAGTAGCGGGGGCAGCCCCATGCGTCACCGCCCCCGCCCTGTGCCGTCGCGCCTAGTAAGACGCGATGTTGACGCCTTCCGCAGCGAACTTGATCGTGGCCGAAGGCGTGATCGCGTACTTCTGCGCGATGCGCGCCGACGCCCGCACGACCTTCTGATCCGCGAGGAAGCCCACGGAGTCGTTCGTCTCGATCTCGACCGACTGCCGCACGCCGCCCAGGATCATCGACGGGTTCCAGCAGACGAAGCCCGTCTTGGTCGAACCGCCCACGCCGTCCACGCGGCCCGCCGTGTTCATGTTCTCGGGCATCGCGCCGCCCACGACGAGCGGACGGCCGAGCAGGACGCCCACATTGCCCGTCACCTGGGTGGCGTTGCTGCCCGCCTTCTCCAGCGTGAGCAGCACGGCCGAACCGCTGGAGTCCTTGAGCACCAGCGCACGGGCAAGGCCCGAGTAGCCGGTACCGAAAACGCAGTTGTTCGCGTACTTGCCGAGCGCGCCGATCATGGCCGCGAGGCTTTCGACGGTCAGCGAGCCGCCGAAGTCCACGACCTTGCCCGTGAGCGAGGCCGCGTAGCGGATGCCGTCGCCGCCCGCACGCACGTCCGACGCCGCCGGGGCGTCGCCCGTGTCGATCGTCGCCGTGCGCTGGCCGTTCAGGTACAGCTTGTCCCAGCCGAACGCGATGGCGAACGCCGCCGAGTCGTTGATGCGCGGGATGAGCGGGAAGATCGAGTCCGCCTCCATCTCACGCGACAGCCAGGTGAGCGTGCCGTGCTTGTACGCGGTGAGCAGCGAACCGGCCGACACGGGGTCCGACGCGGTGAACGTCGCCGCCTGCGCATCCGAGGTGGCCTGCGCCACGAGGTAGCTAACGACCTCCGTGGTGAGGATCGGGTACTGCCACGGGTTGCTGGGCATCGGATCCCAGTTGCCCACGGCCGCGAAGCCGAGCTTGTGCCGCACGTCGCTCATCAGCTCGGACGAGTAGCCGGTGGGCGCCCACTCGCTCGCGCCGCCCGCCGTGGTCGTGTCGAGCGCACGGGCACACATCTGCGCCAGCTCCTGGTACGGCGCCCACAGCTTCAGGCCCTTGATGCCGCCACGCTGCGCGTAGGCGCGGCCCGAGGCAGGCGACTGACCCGACAGGAGGATGTGCGCCGTGAGAAGCTGGTCGTTCAGCCGACGCAGGCGCTTCGCCGCCGCGTAGGCGTCGTCACCCAGCACGAGGCGCAGCTCGGCGTCATCCATCTGCATCAGGTTGAAGTGGCCCGGAGTGACGCCACGACGCCCCCACTCCTCGTCCTTGTCCACCTCGAACGTGTACGGCAGCGCCTTGAGCTGGCGCTCCACCTTGTCCTCGGTGCCGCGCGAGGACGTGGAAGCCGCCTTGGCGATCTCCAGCGCGTTCTCCGCGATGCGCTTGGCTTCCTTCGCCTCTTCCACCGACTGCATGGCAGAGCGCACGTCCACGGTCAGCTTCTCGATGGCCTGCTCACCTTCAGCGGCCCCGAGGGTGAAGGCCGAACGGATCTCTTCGAGCGAGCCCTTCAGCTCGTCGTCGGTCGTCGGCATCCCCTTGAACTTGAACTCGATCTTGCCCATCCCCCGCCCTCCGTTGTTGGTCGCCAGCACCTGCTGGCCCCCACCCGTCCACCACTAAGCCGCCTTTGCAGGCGACTACCCATTGCCAGGCTCATGGTGCTGGCGACCCCCAACGAACCCACCGCCCTCGGCGGGCTTACTTCTTTGTGATGCCAAACCTTTCCAGATACCCCTGCTCCGTGCCCGCGAACTTGCCGGGCTCCGCCGCGCGCAGGCGCGCGAGCACGCCCTCGCGCCCGCCCAACGCAC